ATGTTTGCAATCGCCCTCGACAACAGAGTAAAAACTATGAACAACGAGATTGTTCGTATTGATGTAAAGATGTGTCAAGCATTTGGCATTGCACCTGACTTAGACCGTATTGCAAGAGCAGACGGCCAGAAAGATGCGAGGAAAGATTAATGGAAGCAGCAGTAGAACTAGACATTGGTGCTTTAATTGGTCAATACGGATTCCCAATTATCGCTGCAATCGGATTAGGTTACTTTATCTATTACATATGGCAATGGGTTACTGAAGAAGTAGACCCAGTTGTACACGAAAGTCATATGACTCTCATTGCACTTATAGATAGGATTAGAATGTTAGATAACGATTTGATTCGTTTGAACGCTAAACTTGATATGGTGATTCAACAACAGAAAGACGAAAAGAAAACTAAGAAGTAAGATTATACCTCATTGGATTATCCTTTACATTAGGTAAGTCTAATATTGCACCAAGCTGTGTACCAAATTCCTCAACTACTTCTATCGGAAATGAAGTTAGAAAACTATTAACACTATATCTACGGCCTTCAGTAATTTCTGTTACCTCATGTACAAAAAATGGATTTGCAGGGAATATTAAAGCATCACCTTTTTCCATATGAACAGTATGTTCGCCATTAAAGAACTTAAACTCACCACCTTTAAAGTCGGATGAATTGCTTAGAGCGATAGTTAGTGAGCCAACAACACCGTGCATCCAATCGATATGTGGATGAATCCATCCACCTTCATCATAACGCATTAGACGATATTTGTGCGAAAAACGAATAGAAGTTTTTAATGCTGAAGCAGCAAAACTTTTCTTTTTCTCTAACGAATTTATCCACTCATTAATTGTTTGTTGACAAACATCTTTTACAATATCAAAGTTTTTACTATTGGGGGTTAATAGAACTTGTCTAAAGGTGGAATGAGTATCTACCCCTGTAATAGCATGTAGACAGCGTTCACCCATTTGTTCGTTGTTTCTGTTTTCTCGCTCAAGAATTAATTCATCACATTGTTCAGGCGTCAATGCACCTTTCTTAATATGAATTAAATCCTTTAATAGAATATCACTCATAGCTTATCCTTATAATTAAATAGGGGGTAGAAGCCAACTAACAAAGTATTAGGGTGCACCTTCGATGCTAGTCGACTTTTAGGTGATGAGTATCGTTAAATCTTGAATCACCTAATTTAGCGTCATACCGAGGACGACTTGGGTATCTGTTCATATGATTTACCGGTCCCAAGATTTGTAAGCAATATTTATATTTTTTCAATATTTCCCTGTTTCCACGACTGATACTGTTTTGACCACTTTGAGTGTTCAATGACATCAATTTCGTGAACAGTCTTGCCTTTATATTTTACTAACCAATCATTATAAGAAAAACTTGATTTCTTTTTTTGATAGGTGCCCCCTTGTTCATAGGAGTCCAACAATTTATTAAATTCGTTTTCGCTAATTTGTTTGTACATTTATTTTCTCCAGTCTTTGAATTACTTGACTATCTCCATCAAGGTCTCCCATATGACCTACAGGCATAAAATTCATTGCCAACGAATACCTATTCATCTTTGAATTGTTTGTCATTATTTTATGATACACTTCAGCAGGCCAAATTAAAAACATTCCCTTAACAGGTTTAATAGTCCACATCCAACTGTTTAGTATATTGTTTTCTGTAACATTCAACATATATCGTTTATCGTTGAAATCTTGAAAAACTATGTCACCAGTATTTTCATCAACTTGCAAATAGAAACATCCACTCCACATACAGTTATTGTGATTATGAAATCTTGACGCCTGGCCTGTTTTTGCTTCTGTTACCCAAGATGTGGTAATTTCAAATTTATTTGAATATGCCATTTGTTCTTTTGCAAATTTATCAAATTCTTTTTGTAACACTATTCTTAAATCAGCAAATTCAGGTTCTTCTAAAATGCCCATATTGTTAGATTGGCCTAAACCAATATCAAAAGAGCGAGGTTTGAATTTATCTTCTGTCAAGTACGACACAATTGGCTTTGTGTCGAAGTCTAATTCAACGCCGTAAAGAGGTTTTGAATATAGTGGTTGTAAAAACATATTAATTTATTGTGGGTTTTTCTATTGTAGTAATCTCTGGTCGAGATTTAAGTATGGTTTCTACCATAATATTAAATTCGTTTTCTGTAAGCATTGACTTGTATATTCTCATGGCTTGAGCCATCATAATACCTGCACATGCTAATGGGTCTTGTTGACCATCTTCACACAAATCTACCCACAGTTTTTCAAACTGACGGCTTAATTCTTCAAAAGTCATTTCATTATTTCTCCTTGTAGTGGTCTGTCGATAATTGTATAATCGCATAATGGATAACTTTCATCAAGTCAGCCTTATTATGTCCTTCTTTCTTACCATAGCGTTGAGCATATTTCATAATATTGCCCATACAGAAACCAGTACCATGACCTTGGTCAATAATAATTTCTGTCGCTTGATAACTTTTTGTTTGAGCATAATGAGAATCATAAGTTGCTTCAACATATTGTTGTATGTCGGCAAGTATTAAATCTTCATCAAACTTAAAATCAATTTCATTTGGATTTTTTGCTTTGGCACGAACTGTTTCGTTATAAGTCATTTTAGGCAATACTTATCTCCTCATCTTTAATTAGGAATTTTTGTTTTTGTGTGTAAGACATATCAACATTCTGTACAATCTTGTTTCGTATGATTTCGTAGTCAATACCTAACATCTTACAGTAGTTTAGAAATTCAGGATGTCGGCCGACAATCCAGTCGATTGCGTCCATCTTAAATCTAATTTTCTTCACACTTTTGCCAGTGTATGCACAATCTTCAATTGCTTGTTCAATAATCGCTGTTATAAATTGTTCTTCACCAGTCATAGATTACTCCATATAATTGCATTAATAATAAGTAAAAGAATAATAATTATATTCTTCATTTTTTCTCCGAAAGATTTGATGATACAGGAGATATGATAACTTTTTCATTACCTTCTTTTATCCAATCATCAATTTCTTTTCTTACATGTTTACTTGCTTCTGATAGCGAAGTATCTTTTGGTTGTTGCATAGAAGTTGGTATATCTTCGTTGTTTACTTTTTCAATCATAATATAAGTCCTTTGTCAATGTTTAAGTAGCTATTATACACTAGTTTGATATCCTTGTGTAACTATTTGGAATAAAAATATTCAACTTAAAGTGAATTCTATTCACCAAAGCCATCTATCGCCCTAGTTCTCTGTTGTATTACTTTTGGCAGTTTTTTGTCTATTTCTTTTTCAAGAACTTTTTTAATCATACGAAGTTCTTCTAAGTCAAGTTTTTGAAAACCTTTCTCAAGTCGCATCATTAGTTTTATTTTTTCTGTCGCCTTCATTTGAACGACTTCTCTCTTAGATTATGCATTTGGTCTGATTTTGCCTTATCGATAATATCATCAAATCTTTTTTGTAAAAGTGGGTCTGGTACATGCCACTCATCTATGCCGGCATTCATCAGTACTTCTTTAAGGCGTCTATTCTCGGCCTCAAGTTTGTTTACTTTTGCAACCATTTTTTCAAATCTTGCATTTATACGGTCCTCTCTGCGACCACCTTTCATTCTATTTCCAACTTTCATATTTCATCCTTTTTCATCATAATATAAGCATATTATACACTAAAAAAGAGTGTCTGTGTAATTATTCCATCAACTGGTATAGCGGAAAGTGTCCTGTGGTACCCCTAGACCTTTTTACCAGCCGTGTGCAATTCGTGAACAGGTACAACCATGTATGGACCTTTGTTATATGCAGGTACTACTGTGTACTGTTTACTGATTTCTAGTTTTTCTTTGTGTTTGAGCCAGTCAACTCCTGTTGATGACTCTTTAAATGCAGACAGACTAGGAATTTCTTCTGTTTCTCTGACTTTTGGTATAGAGTATTTCTTAATAGGTTGTGTTTGTATTGGAATTCTGTAATAACCTTCGACATAATCAACATAATCATCAAAAGTGAGTTGTGCTGAGTGTAAATATCGTTCTCTCAGTCGTTTGTTGTATGCATTGTGTTCTGTCTTTAGTAAAATCCTGCGCTTTTCCGTTAAAACCTTGCGTTTTCTCACTATTTTTGACTCCTTTTAGTTGTTTTTCGAGTTTTTCTTTGTTTTTGAGTGTGCTTTCCATCACGAATTGACTTTTTTGCCTCATCTAACAGCTTTATTGCCTTTTTTTCGCCGTACATCACTACAAAACAGTCTAAAATCAGGTTAAAAGAGATGGAAATCACCTTTTCTATGGATTTTGGATATTTCTCGAATATTCGTACTAAATCGTTTTCAATATCCTTCTTGGATATTCGCCTATTATTCATACAAGTATTATACATTAGTCCAAACCTTTTGTCAAGCTGATTATAAATAGTTTAGAGCAATCTTTATTAAAGGAAAAATAATGTACGAGTATAAATGCAAAATTTTAAAAGTGGTTGATGGTGATACTGTTGATGTTGATATAGATTTGGGGTTCGGTGTTTGGCTTCATAAGGAACGAGTAAGAATTATGGGAATTGACACACCAGAATCAAGAACAAGTGATAAACTTGAAAAGGTATTCGGTCTTGCTGCCAAAGAAAGACTAATTTCACTTTTAGGAGAAAATGCTATCTTAGATACACAAGTTAGTAAAAAGGGCGAAGATATGAAAGGTAAGTTTGGTCGTATTCTTGGCAACTTCAGAACAACTGATGGCGAGCATTGTGCCGATATATTGATTGAAGAAGGTCATGCTGTTGGATATACTGGCGGTAGTAAAGAAGAAATTCAAGCACAACACTTAGCAAACAGACAAAGACTAATTGATGAGGGAACAGTTGTTGTTCCTGAAGGTCTTTAATAAGAAGTAATGCCAGGCGTAACTAGAGATGGTGATGCTACAACCACAGGACATGGTTGTGATGCTACAACAACAGTAACAGGACCTTCAACAGATGTTTTTTGTAATAGTAAAGGTGTAGAACGCAAAGACGACCCTACAGCTGCACATACTATTCCAAACGGAGCCTCTCCTCCTGTTTGTGTTTCACATTCGGGTGCGGTTATTAATGCTGGGTCGAGTACTGTTTTTGTAAATGGTAAAGCGATTGCACGAATAGGAGATTCTTGTGATGCTGGAGCTATTACTGGTGGTTCTGGTAATGTATTCGCTGGGTAAATCGTTATAAATATTACAAAAGGATGGGAATCTAAATGTCAAGATATGACGCCACACAAACTAACGAAAGCACAAGAAGTTCTAAGATTTTTAAGGACCTCAATTTAGACTTTCAACAGAATTCTGCAACAAAAGATATTCAGAAAATTACTGATGCAGAATCAGTAAAAAGAAGTGTGCGAAATCTAATCAATACGAATCACTACGAAAAGCCTTTTCATCCTGAAATTGGTTCTAATTTGAGAGCAATGTTATTTGAGTTAATGACTCCTCAGATGAATCATGTAATCACAAAACAAATAGAAAATTTAATTAACAATTACGAACCAAGATGTAGATTAGTTCAAGTACATACACAACCAGAATTTGAAAGAAATGGATATAATGTTCAAATATCTTTCTATGTACAGAATTATCCAAACCCTGTAGTAGTAGAATCCTTTTTAGAGAGATTGAGATAACCTATGGCAACTAAACTAGAAATTTCAGAATTAGACTTTGACGGTATCAAGTCTAACTTAAAAACATTTTTATCACAACAGAACGAATTTACAGACTACGACTTCGAAGGTTCTGGTATGTCAGTACTTCTTGATGTACTAGCATATAATACTCACTACCTCGGCTACAATGCAAACATGCTTGCAAACGAAATGTACCTTGATAGTGCAGACTTGCGTTCTAGTGTTGTATCACTTGCAAAACAAGTTGGTTATACTCCAACGAGTTGTACATCCTCAACAGCCACTATTAATGTTCTAGTCAATAATGCCTCTGGTGCTTCCCTCACAATGTCAAGAGGAACTAAATTCACAACAACAGTTGATGGCCAATCTTATAGTTTTGTAAATAACGCTGATGTCAGTATCACACCTGTTTCTGGTGTTTATCAATTTGATAATTTAACTGTCTATGAGGGCTCTTATTTGAACTACAAATATACTGCAAACACATCTGATATTGACCAAAGATTTATTATACCAAACGATAGTGTCGATACAACCACATTGACCGTTAAAGTACAAGAATCATCTTCTGATGCAACAACAAACACATACACACTTGCAACTGGTATTACAGGACTAGACTCAACATCTAAAGTTTACTTTTTACAAGAAGTAGAAGGCGGCCGTTTTGAAGTTTATTTTGGTGACGGAGTTACAGGTAAGGCAATTGAAGATGGTAACATTGTCATATTAGATTACATCAATGGCAACAGAGATGCACCAAATGGTGCTACAACATTTAGTCTGTCAGGAACAATTGGTGGATTTTCAAGTGCAACAATTACAACAGTCAGTAATGCTTCAGGTGGAACAGGACTTGAGTCAATTACTTCTATTAAGTATAACGCACCAAGAGATTATTCTGCTCAAGACAGAGCAGTTACCACAGAAGATTACAAGACACTTGTTAAAAGTTTATATGCAAACGCACAGGCAGTTCAAGTCTATGGTGGTGAAGATGCGGCCACACCTGACTATGGTAAAGTTTACATATCTATTAAGGCAAAGTCAGGCTCTAATCTGACAACTGCTACAAAAGAAAGTCTTGTGCAGAGTCTTAAATCATATGCTGTTGCTTCAGTAACACCTGTGATTATTGACCCTGAAACAACCTTCATCACACTTGTTGTAAACTTCAGATATAATTCAGGCATAACAACAAAGGATGTATCTACACTTCAAACAAATGTTTTAACAAAGATTGCAAGTTATAACAATGACACATTAGAGGACTTTGCTGGCATGTTTAGATACTCAAAATTAATAGAGGCAGTTAATGACGCCGATACATCTATTCTCAGTAATATTACAACCGTGAAGATGTACAAGTATTTTACACCAACACTTAATTCAGGACTAAAATACACACTTAGTTATAATAATGCATTATATAATCCACATTCTGGACATAACTCATCTGGCGGCGGTGTTATCTCATCATCTGGTTTCAAGGTAAACAACGACAGCTCACTAAACGAACATTTCTTAGATGACGATGGTGCTGGTAATTTAAGATTATACTATCTAAGTGGTACTGCACGAGTTTACACAGATGCAACATATGGTACTGTAGATTATGCAACAGGAGAAGTTGTTCTTACATCTGCACATATTACTAGTATCTCAAATATAGATGGTGCTTCAAGCACTCAAGTTCGAGTATTTGCAACACCAAGTTCTAACGATATTGTGCCAGTAAGAAATCAAGTTCTATCTATCGATACATCAAACTCTACAATTACTGGTGAAGTTGATGGTATTGAAAGTGGAAGTTCACAGGCAGGAACAACATATACGACAACATCTAGTTACTCTTAATCAATGGCAACGAAATATAAAACTAACAAGAGGAAACTATCCTCACTTGTCAAACAACAAGTACCTCAATTCGTATTAGAGGACCATCCTAAGTTCACAGAATTTCTGTCGTCTTACTACCTTTTTATGGAGTCGGCAGAATTAAATCTGACTGACATCACAGCAGTAGATAATATACTTTTAGAAACTGAAGGAACTACAAATAGTTATTTACTACTCAACCAAACAGATAAAAATGGTTTAGATGCTGGTGGTCAGATTGTTGAAGAATTAAATTCAATCACAAGTTCATTTGCCAAGGGCGAAACTATTACAGGCTCAACATCTGGTGCCACTTCTACAGTTCTTGCAGAAGATATAACTGGCAACTCTCGTTTATTTGTTTCATCTAACAATGCATGGATTACAGGAGAAACTGTAACAGGCTCAACATCTGGTGCAACTGCAAAAGTTGGCAAGTATCGT